CACGCTAATCGAGAACCTTGCTGCAACATTCCCTGAAAACCCTTCGCGAACGATGTATCCAGCAGTAGAAAAAAATCAGGACAACATCAACAGCGCTGTGGAGCAGATCACAAGATCAGTCGAAGAAAACATCACTAAAGCAATCGCAAGAAGTGGACAGATCTAATGGCAATTCGCATTCCCATCATCACTGACTTTGACGGTAAAGGTATTGAGCGAAGCATCAAAGCGTTCAAGGAACTTGAAACCAACGGTGAAAAAGCAACATTCCTGCTCAAAAAATCCTTTCTGCCAGCCACAGCTGCAATCGGCGCGTTCGCTGTCGCTGGTGGCAAAGCCGTGTCAATGGCATCAGACCTTGCCGAAACACAAAACAAAGTCGGAGTGATCTTTGGATCATCAGCAAAAAGCATTCAGAACTTTGCCAACAATGCGAACAAAGCCCTCGGACAAACACAAAACGAAGCACTTACAGCTGCATCAACTTTTGGAACCTTCGGAAAAGCAGCCGGGCTAGCTGGCGACGATCTAGCAACATTTTCAACCGACTTCGTGACGCTTGCATCAGATCTCGCGTCGTTCAATAACAGCACGCCAGAAGAAGCAACTCTTGCGCTCGGTGCAGCTCTTCGAGGAGAATCAGAACCCTTGCGACGCTTTGGTGTGTTGCTTGACGATGCCACGCTCAAAGCCAAAGCAACAGAAATGGGCATCTATAAAGGCAGCGGAGCCCTAACTGCACAGCAGAAAATCCTTGCAGCACAGAAAGCAATCCTCGAGCAGACAACAGACGCGCAGGGAGACTTCGCTCGTACAAGCGACGGTCTAGCCAACCAGCAACGCATACTCCGAGCAACACTTGAAGACACTGCAACAAAGATCGGAATGGCGCTTCTCCCAGCTGTGCAGGCTGTGTTGCCGTTTCTCACAAAGTTCGCTGATTGGGCTAGCAAAAACACACCAGTGATCCTCGGCGTGTCCGTTGTGATCGCAGCTATTGCGACAGCAATCATCGCAACCAACATCGCGCTCGCTGCATGGAAAGCAGTCAGCCTTATCACTATCGGCATCAACTATGCCCTAGCTGCATCATTCACAGCTGTCCAGATCGCTACCGGTATCGGCATCGCAACTGTGATTGCAGGTGTTGCAGCTTTTGCCCTGTACCAGCGTCAGATGAACGGAATGAAAAACAGCCTTGGCGCGTTCAATACCGAATCGTCAAGATCAAATCAGCAACTTATTCGCATGGCTGATAGTGGCAAGCTAGCTACGACTGGTCTTGAAGGTCTTGAAGTTGCAGCTGGTGGTGCTGGTGGCTCAGTGGACAAGATGGCAGAAAAGATCAAAACGGCTCGAGAAGAAATTGAAAAGCAGTTCAGCGAAGCTCTTGACACTGCCAAAGACAAACTAGAAAAAGCCAAAACTGCATACGACGAGTTCAAGACCACGGTCTCGCAATCGGTCACTGGCGAGTTTTCGATCTCTGGTGCAGCCGACGCAGCTAAGGAAGCCGGAACGACAATCCTCGCGCAGCTCACACAGCAAGCCACCGGTGCTAAAGCGTTCGGATCTAAGGTCGAGCAACTGCTCAAAATGGGTCTCTCGGAAAGGGCTCTCAGGAGCGTTCTAGCAGCAGGTCAAGAGGCTGGTGACGCAATCGCCACAGAACTGATCCAAGGTGGCTCAGAAGCGATTACAGGACCTAATGGGATCAACCAGATGCTGGACTCCCTCAACTCTTTTGCTGACCGTCTAGGCATTCTTAGCGCTGACATGTTTTATGGCGCAGGGGTCAAGCAAGGCGAAGCGATGCTCAGAGGTGTCAATGATGCAATCGCTGGCGCTCAAAGCAAGCTCAAAAACCCGAACCTCAGGCTGGCTGATGTCAAGGGCATCGGAGCGAACTTCCAAAATCAGGTCGGCGCGATCATGCTCGGACCATCACCAGCAGCTTCATCCACTTTGGATGCATCAGCTCGTAAAGCAATCGCACAAGAACGCGGTGGAGTCATGGCTGGAAATGTCACGGTCAATGTTCAAGGCGCAGACCCACAACAGGTCGTGAACGCGCTTGAGCGTTATGTCCGTCAGAATGGCGCGCTACCGGACGCACTGTTATGAGCACCACAATTTGGACTGTAAGAAACCAGACCAAAGGATCAAACTACTCAAACATTTTTTCGTTGAACTTTTCCAATGGCAGAAAAACCTTCATCGACGACTATTCAGGCAACACAGCTTCAATCACCATTCTAAACAACGACGAATCCACTCTAAGCGTAGATCTCGGTGACCAAATCAGGATCTATCCAACAGTCAATGGGTATGCAGCTGGCTCGATGGTTTTTTGGGTTACATCATTTTTGTATAACGATGAACCCGGATCAATGGGCAACTCAAGCGTCACAATTTTGGCGGAAGATTCAATCGCTCGTCTAGGTCGTAGGCGTGTCACCAATGTCGTCACAACTGCTGGATCGCTCGTCATAGACCAAGCAGCAACAATGATCCAAACATTCGGAAATCCTGTAAACCAATGTTTGACTCAAGCGGGAGTAAGCACAGGATCATCGCAAACTTGGAGCGGCTCAATTGCAGACTTTTTGCGTCAAGCAGTAAACACCGAACAAGGCTTCATCAACTCATCACCAGTGCAATACAACGCATCCACAGCTGATGGCGGAAGAATATATATCAACGGAAGAAGAAACCCTCGATCAACGGTACTTGAATACGGAAGAACACCATCATCTTCCGTGATCGGCTATCAAGACATTCAGCGAAACAAGTTTTTTGACATATTCGCAAACGATGTAACTATTGATCCAGTAGGTCTTGCTTCTCAACAAACCACCAATGCGACATCCGTTGCAGCTTACGGAAACTATTCTGTTTCAAGAACATCATCCGATCAAACAACAACACAAGCTGCAGGGCTATCGCAATATCTTTCTAATGTTCTTTCAGATCTAAACTTGCTAAACATTGTTATTTCGTTTAGCGACAAAGTACAAGACAGCGCTGGGTTTGTTTATGACCAGTTAGCAACAAGTTGTCATATCATTTCAAGTTACATCTCAACGCTTTACTATCGTCAGCCGGGCGACACCGTTGATCGAAGTATTCGAGTTACCGTGACCGGCTATTCGGTTGCGGCAACACCATCGGAAACAATCTGGACGGTTTATTTTGCGCCGATGTCGGTTTATGACTTCTTTGTGTTGAACTCAACCACGCAGGGCATTCTTGACACTTCTAGGCTTGGCTGGTGATGCTCGCATCATGTGCATACAAGGTCTAAGGTAGAGAACACTTATGGCAAACCCATTCCCTTTCACTTCTGGTCAGGTGCTGACTGCTGCACAAATGAACAGCATCGGCGAAGCGTGGACATCTTTTACACCAGTTTGGACAAGTACAGGAACACAGCCTGCTATTGGTAATGGCACTTTGGTTGGAAAGTTTTGTCGCATAAATAAACTTGTTATTGGGAGCATTGCTCTTATTTCTGGAAGCACAACAAACTTTGGTACGGGTAGTTATCTTTTCAATTTCCCAGTTACCGCAGCTTCCCCAATTTTCGCTTTTGGAATTATGTTGAGCGAAGGTGTTTATTACGACAGTAATGTCGGTGCTGGTTATAAATTGAGTGCATCTTTCAATGCTGGAAGCACAGCAAACTTTCGCATACAGGTTTACACCAACGCCTCCCAAACATATCAATTATTAGGGGCAACTTCACCTGTCACATTTGTTTCACCTGACGAAATAATTATCAATTTCTGTTACGAGGCAGCATAAATGAATTATTTAGATTTAGTAAACGACCGTGAAAACGCCGACGAAATACCTGACGAATGGTTGTTTGACCGTATTCGTTTGTGGCGTGACGCGGAACTAACAAAATGTGACTGGACACAAGTAGCAGACAGCACCGCCGACAAGGCAGCGTGGGCAACCTACCGTCAAGCTTTGCGCGACCTGCCAGCAAGCAACACAGACCCAAAGAAGATCAAGTTTCCAAGCAGACCATCATGAGGTCTATTGAAGTCTCCGTAACGACATCACCAACGCTGGTCGTCCCAGCATGGATTGGCTGGCGCGAAATCATGTTGCACAACATCGGAAACGGAATTGTTTACTTGGGCAGTTCAACAGTCACAACCAGCACAGGATTTTATGTTGATAAAGCAGCTGGAGTAATGCGCATACAACTACCACCAAACGAAACCATTTACGGCATCACATCAACAGGGACAGAAACCATGTCGGTGCTGTTGCCAAATCCTTCGTGAAATGGCGTTACCTCATCGGCTACGCCGCGCTCGTCGCAGTCGTCTTGTGGGGTTGCGCTGGCTGTAGTTATGACGGCTCATATCGCTACCCATGCCAAGACCCAGCCAACTGGCAGAAACCAGAATGCGAACCACCACTCTGCAACCCATCTGGAACCTGCACTCGAGACTTGATTTA